AATCCAATCCGCAGCAGCATCTATCTGTTCGTCGGTCAGCCCAAGTTCCTGCTTCTTCTGTTCAAGCATCGGCAGGGTAGTGTTCTGCATATTCTGCTTCCACTCATCCTCAAGCTTTTTCTGCTTCGCCATGCGCTCTACATACTCTTTGTTGCTCTTCGCAAACTGTTCCATCTTTGATGGGTCATCGAGCAACTCTTTTACACCGTCGATACCGATGCGATTAATCAGACTGACCCAAGGGTCTTTTCCTTGTGCCATGTCTGTGATAAACTGTGCGCTGTTCGGGTCTTTGTTGAACATATCGACCAACTTGCCCTCGCGCTCTGCATAGCCGTTAAGCTTATTGTCATAATCGTCATAATCGTCATTGATTTGACCGAACAAGGCCTCGTCGTCGGCATATTCCTTATCAGGATATTTCTTCTTCAGCCGCTCTCCAAATTGGTCGCGTTTGCTCTTAACTTGCTTATCATCAGCCATAGTTGTTATATCTTTATAGGTATACTTATTATATCAGCAAAGTTACGCCCGGCAACCTCCGCCTCGTCTTTATCTTTTGACTTACATTCTTATTATCTTAGTTATCAGTAATAACCTAAAGCACACCGCCATGAAGTCATTTGGCTCTATTCTATCATTTACGCGCGAAAGAAACGCAGCTCTACTGAAAGCCTATCGAAGCTGTATAGCCGAAGCGCATCACATTCGTCTTGATGAAATGGGAGAGAAAATAGTCAACTCTCCGTCACCTCGATTCTGGGTGTCAGAAGAACGTGCCGCCGCCGTTGTTTCCGCAATCATGCGAGGCAAACCGGTTCTCGAGACAATGCGACCATCCAAACGTGAGATGTTTCAAGAGATTCATCGTCGCGTTATTATTCTTCGTGGACAGCATCCGGATTGGCACCTCTCTGAACTTATCTACGATGTAGTGAACTCCCCTGCCCCTAAGTTCTATATGGAAGCCTCATCCGCACTTGAAAGACTGTTCAAAATCCGAAATGGATTCTACGAAAATGGAAGAAAGCGTTAGAGATATAATAGCTGAGAATGACCGCCGCTGCGATGATATGTTCTCCTTATTCAACCCTATCACAGGAGAAGGGTCGATAGGAGACCGTGTTGTCGTTTACTTACCCGATTTCCCGATGCATAGAATGTGGCTTCCTGCCACTATGATGGATAACGCCTTTATCAGGGAGCTTATTCGTTATGATGGTATAGATGGGTTGTTACATTCCATGGGTGTTGAACATCCGGAAACGAAGGATAGAGAAGCGGTTATCGAGCGTTTTATTCGACTTCGCAATCTCCATGATTTTCCATTTTGGGCTGCTTCTTTCGTTTACATCAAAAACAAGGAAGTTGGTCAGCCAGACTGCTTGTTCCGACTCACATATCCGCAACGCAAGTTTGTGTCGATGCTTGAGTCTATGCGTCTTGCCAATCAACCGATTCGCGTTATACTGCTTAAGGCTCGTCAGTGGGGTGGTTCTACAACTTCTCAGCTGTATATGGCATGGCTGCAACTCGTGCATCGTACAGGCCTCAACTCTCTTATCGTCTCCAACTACAACGAAGGTGCACGTAAGATTAAGTCAATGTTTAAAAGGATGATTGATGCTTATCCTATTTCAATGCTACATGAAGTTGGAGAAGTATATTCTGAAAATGAGCCAAAACTTATAAGCGTAGCCGGCTCTTCATTGACCCAGCTTGTACCTCAACGTAATGCCACTATATCAATCGGCTCTGCCGAGTCTCCAGACTCGTGTCGTGGTGGTGATTACACTCTTGTGCATCTCTCCGAAGTTGGCGTTTGGAAAGCTACCGACGGTAATAGCCCGGAAAATATGGTGCGGTCTGCTTGTTCCGGGGTGCTTTACCGTCCGTACACAATGATTGTCTATGAGTCAACGGCAAACGGTGTCGGCAACTTCTTCCACACGGAATATGTGGCAGCAAAAGACCCGAACGTAAAATCTCAGTTCTCTCCTCTCTTCATATCATGGTTTGATATAGAACTTTATCAGTTGCAGTTCACATCAAATGAAGAGTTGCAGTCCTTTGCATCGTGGCTCTATGACAACCGTAATAACTCGTCTGCACCATCCGACCGTGAGGAGTCCGGCAAATACTTGTGGTGGCTGTGGCAAATTGGCGCTACGCTCCAAGGTATTCATTGGTATGTTGAGGAACGTGCCAAGTATCACGACCACGGCTCTATGGCTTCCGAATATCCGTCTGACGATATTGAGGCGTTTGTCAACTCCGGCTCTGCGGTGTTCGACAAATATGCGGTTGAGGCGCTGCGTCCTACAACGGTGAAACCGCCTCGATATGTGGGTGACATATACGCCTATGGCGATGAGGGTGAGGACGCTTTGCGAGACCTGCGGTTCAAGGCCGACTCACAAGGGTTACTCTATGTATGGAACTTGCCGGACAAGCACAACCCAAATGACACAGAAGAGGTAACTGACCGTTATCTCGCAGTTGTCGATGTCGGTGGGCGCTCTCATACTGCCGACTGGTCTGTTATTGTAGTATTTGACCGGTTGCTCATGATGGATGGCGGTAAGCCTTCTGTTGTGGCGCAATGGTATGGTCACATAGATATGGACTTGCTTGCATGGAAAGCGGCACAGATTGCAGCCTTTTACGACAATGCCCTGCTGGTTATCGAGTCTAATACTCTGGAGACACACGACCGTGAGCGTCAGGTTGACGGCGACCAATCTACTGCAATCCTTAATCAAATAAAGGACGTTTATCCAAATCTGTATGCACGTAAGCAGTCGGAAGATGCCATTATACAAGGGCTTCCTATTCGATATGGTTTCCACACCAACGTGGCCACGAAACCGATGATCATCTCAACACTCGTTAAGGTGATACGTGAAGGCCTTTATGTCGAACGTGACAAACGCTGCATCGACGAATATCTGAATTATGAGAAGAAGCCTAACGGTTCATTCGGAGCTAGGGCCGGCACACATGACGACCTTCTTATGACTCGAGCTATCGGTTTGCATATATGCTTCTATGAAATGCAACTGCCGCAAGTCGTAACCCGCGGCAGTCAATCTCTAATATATACCCCAAAAGTGGTGTCGGCAGCTTCTTTTTAACGTGGCTGTTGTTGCATCGTCCCCGATTGCATATCTTGTTGCAGCCGCCCTACGGCTTGCATATTGGCGCCCTGCTGTGCTTGTGCGAGTAACTGTGGACTTACGCCTTCCGGTACTTGTCCTTGCTCCATCTGCTCTTTCTGCGACTGAATGCTTTGCAGCAACTCGTCTGCAAATGGGAAGTTACCTGCTTGCAACAACTGTTCCAAACTGATAGCCTGTTGTTGCCACAACTGCATCAAGAAGTCGTTAGCCATAGCCCGATATGCAGGCGTAGCTGTGCTCGGCACAATACTTAAGTCAAACTCAACATCTCTAATCTTATTCGGGTCGTATTCAACTTGTAATCCGGCCCTGCCGGCAATGTTGAATGTCTGTTTGCCGTCATAAAACTGTTGAATATTCTTGACGTCTTTGTAGGCTGCGTCTCTGATAAACTCGTTGAATGAGTCAAGTAGGTCTAACAGGCTTGTAGTGGCATTCTGCGTTTGCTGATTATATAAGGCTGCGCTCATGCCTGAATAGCCGGGCTTACCTTGCAATGCTCCGTTAACACCAGAGATGTCCTCAAAAAATTTCAATTGTAGGTTAAGCAACTCATTGATGCCGATATTTGTTGAGTTGGCGGAAATCTGCTTAGGCACTTCACGGCTCTTGCTCGGTGTGTACAGAAGTACTCCGTTAGGCATACTCCATGTTTCCGCAAACTGTTCAGGACTCATTCCTTTGGGAATGCTGTCACTCGGTATCATCAGCACACCTTTTGCCGTGCTGCGCATTATCCAATCGTACAATGTGATTAGTCGGTTGGTGTAGCGCTGTTGGTCTATCACATCACTGACGAAGGAATGAATCTCTCCGTCAATGAATGGGTAAGCCTTGAATACATACGGATGGCTCTTGTGCGCATAGGGCGTTTCCCCCTCACTCAATATATCGCCAAAGGGTGTAAGGTTGTAGAAGTACCAAAACGAGTCGATAAACCATTCGGCATGTATAAACGGTATCTCCTCGGGTGGCATACCTGCCGCCATACCTTGTTGCAGACGGTTTGCGTTTTCATCTTCCACCATCTCCTTGTAATCTTCAATCTCGATTTTATAGACTTCTCCGCTGTTATAATCGTGGCACCAATAACGGGGTTTGGTCTCCTTACGCCACACTTCAATAACTCGGCACATGCTTTCATCCCTTGGTACAAGAAAGTCCATTTCCGGGTTCGTTGAATAACCGAATTGTTCCCATGCTTGTGTTAGCACGGTTTTCTCTCTTGCACATCGGTAAATCTCCGCAAGCTTCGCATAGTCGCTGGGCGTCTTTGCATATTCGTGCACCACATCTTCAAAGCTTACATCATGTATTTCTCCGACACAAGAGCAGTCCCACGTACGGAAATCTCTCATGTGGTTGTCGATGAAGAAGTTGTTAGGCTGTACATACTCAGTCCAACAGTCCTCCTTGTCGTTCAAACGTCCGAACCATTTGCGGTGTACTATCATGCCTGAAATCAGGAACTCTTCCATCGTGCGTGCATACAGTTCTGTCATACGGTTCAACTGCATGTTGTACTGCAACATGGTGCTCATAGTCTCGGCAAGTTTCTGCTCGTCTCGGTCTCGAGCGTAACACGTTGGCTCCGTTGATTGACTTCGATACACACCGATAACATTCCTTACGAGTCTCCTGATAAGGTTATTATTCAGCGGTATATTGCCTTGCTTCATGATATACTGCTCTTCTGTCATCGTCTTGCCTTTCACACATACAATATCGCTCCATTGGTCTCCATAGTTGTAACGCTTGTTACGCTCTCTGTCTCTACGGAAACGATACATATTTTGATACAGTGTTTGTGCTTGCAGCAATACTTCTGTAGCTCGGCGCATATCATTGCCTTGGCGCATGGAACGGACTATACTATCCATATCCTCCTTGCTCGCCGGCTTTACTTTGCTTAGTCTATTTAGTTTTATCATAAGCCTTATGATTTGGTGTTGAGGGCAAAATTAATTACCCTCAACACGCTTTCATCTTTATCTCTTTACTTGCTGCACAGGCTTGTGAAACTGCTGATACTTACCATAGAAACTCTGCATGAGGTCTGACAGCTTCTTGTCGCTATCCGGTGTACCATCTTTTAGGGCTTGCACCATGCCGGCCCTGTAACGTTCGATGGTCTCTGTAATCAAAGATGCTTCTTCCGGAGTCTGCGCTTCAAGCCACATCTTACTTAGATTAGTCAGATTATTATCCAACGTATGGAAACGCTGATACAATTTGAAGTCAGGATTCTGCTGCAAGGTGGCGTAAGCCTTTGCTCCGGCAACATAGTCACTCTTCAAAAGTTTATCAGCCCTTGAAACCTGTTTCGCGATAACATCATGTCGTTCTTTGTAGTCGGCATATGCTTCGCTCACAGATGCATCTATTTGGGCGTTCAATCTTTCCTTCATTTTTCTTTCAGCGGATTTTTCATACTTGCCCAGTCGTTGTTCATCGCCCCAACTCCATGGGGTCAACGATGCACCTCGCTTCACTTGATAGGCAGCATAACGTTGAGCCAACTGTTTTGGTGTTAACTTGCTTGCTTCTTCTCCGCTAAGGCCGACCTCGTCAAAATATAATTTGTCAAGTTGGCTCTGTGGTACCTGCATAATACGCATCACAAATAAAGCTGCTTCATGTGCCAATTCCGGGTCATCACCACATGCATCCATTATTGCCACAGCTGCATCGGTTATGCTTTGAGGATTGATACCAATACCCGACTGAACCAACAGGTTAAAGATGTCGTTAAATGCCTCAACATTCTTACCACCTACAAACTTATTAATAATCGTATTGATGTCACTCGCCAACGGCATATCCTTAGTGAGCTGATTTGTTTTCCAATCTCCGCTGACTGCCATATTGCCAAAGGAACTCATTACATCACCTCCGGTAAGACCTTCAACACTGCCAAATAATGAGTGTGTCATTGCATCGTCCCACATCTTGTCTTTTTCGTCATCGTCATTGCCGAAGAACAGATATGGCAGGTACGGCCCTAAATTCCAAGCCAGCTGCAAGATGAAGCCAAAGGTGGCTACTCGCATTACATCTTTCTTAATTTGTCTGCGAAAACGCTTATTGGCAGCATCATACGCCCTGCTTCTCTCTTCGTCGGTCGCGGCATCCGGATTGATATTCCAATCACGCATTATCTGTTTGGCCATAAATGCAATACTATCGTGGCGTTTTCCCTCTGAGAGATTTCGTTTTAGATTTCTTATGGCGTCAAACTCTTGTCTGGTGTATGACATTGCAGAGTTACGGAATACGGTAAACAACACACTAGGCCAAGAACCGTCTACCTGCATTGTTGAAAGGAATGGGGATTCACTTGACTGTTGCGTCTGGTTAAACAGAATAGTGGCATCCTGCTTAGCTCGTTTTTCTGCAATGTCATCCGGATAACCCTCTCTAAGGTATTGTTGCAGTCGCGTCTCATACATAGCTTTTGCCCCTATGCTGACGGTGACGGCATCGACAAAGGCATTAGGCGTCATACCTATTCGTGAGGCTATTTCCATAACACGGTTACGCCACAACTTCCAATCCATATTCGATTTGAGGAGTCGAGGGTCACCACTTATTCTCGAATGCCAGCGTTCTCGGAAGATTGGCAAATTATTCAAACACCATTGGAAGTCTCCATACGGATTTGCAATGCTCTTGACAATGCTCTTGACGCTTACTTCCGGAACGTATGCCGGTGCAGAAAGTAATTGTTTCAATGCCGTAAACATACGAAGGCTTACCTTGGCCGCAGTCACCCCCTTGGCTATATTCACCATACTTTTATCAAGTTTGGCTACCGGTGGACGGTATTCTCCTGCTGCCATCAAACAAAGGTTGTTGAAATTCTGCCATAAATTACGCCCACCACCATAGACTGTAGTCATGTTGATTACCTGATTACGGAAACGTTTATACGTGCGCAGGGTGTTGAGGTCTCTGTTCCACTCTGCATAAGCGTTCCAATGCTCCATTTGCGTAATATGGTCGAGCACCACACTCAAAGCGTCCGCACCGGTAAGGTCAAGTGCTAATTTGTTAAATCTACGCTTAATGATACTGCCGGTCTTAGTCGTGATTCCATCGGGTTGGTTAGGCTGATTCACGTCATCCTCTTTGTCGATTCTTGCATTGGCAAGTATCTTCAATGGGAAATAGTTCTCAATAGCAGCCATAGATGCGCCAAACATCCGTTTGTGTGTTTCGTTATACTCGTTGCGTGTATTAACGAGGAACTCTTCTTGCAACCAATCTCCGAGTGCTTTTATACGTGGGTCTAAGATAGCTTCAATCTGACCAATATCGGTGCTGGTAATTCCCATTTTGCGAAGTTTTACACGTCCATCAGACATCTTATCTACCATGTAGATATATAGCAGATTTCCTTGCGTCAACTCATGTTTTTGCACTGTACTCCCATCTCTGAAAGAGACTGTTGCTTTTGGCATACTGCCAGACATACGTATAACCTTACCCCAAGTTGTACCTTCACCAAATATTTCGGCAGCTTTAGCATCAAGTTGGGCGAACTTGTTCTTTACTCCATCCAATTCCTTGTTTCGGCAGTCTACCCAACCACGCATAAAGCGATTCCATAAATAGCCTTCACCATTTGCACTCTTATTGCCAAATACGCGAAGTATTTGGTCAAACGTACCAAGTGGAGCAAACAGGAATTGCATAATTTCATTGTTCATCCATTTGTCTTTCCTGTCATCTTTATGGTGCTCGTTATAAGGTCTATCTGCCATATCGCTATTGGCGTTGTGGTGAATTTCACTAACTCTTGCTTTCTCAGCATCTCTAAATGCCTTGGCATTCTCAATACTGTCTCGCAGGCTGTCGCATAATTTCCCAACAAGATTGAAGTAAGATTCTGCTCGTTCAATCTTATTCTTACGTATGGAATCTCTGACACTTTCTACTAATTGGTCGTAGGCATCCTCCGTCATATTCCCAGCCTCTTTATCCTCTTTGGCTGTTTTTAGCAGGTCTCGCATCTCTCGCTCATCTTCTTTGCTACGCTTGATGTTTTGCAAATAATCAAAAGCTATATTCAGACCGGCATACTCCAAAGCTGCTTCGTCGGCTATCGTCTGGTCAGGGTTGCTCATTCTATTCATAGCCTCTGCTATATGGTCGACTAGATCATCTTCTTCAAGTTTCATTCCTCTCTTCACGACTTCCATAGTCCGCTGCCCATTAATGTCAAGCTCACCTTGCACTTTCACGCCACGCGCATCCACCTTGCTGGCCTTAATGGTCAGAAGCTTCTTAAGCGTAGCTTCTCCGTTTCGCAATTGATTATTGACCATAATGTCCATAACCTTCTGCACACTTTCTTTGACGTCCTCATGACCGACTGAGTTCTTCACTACGGACAGCAATCGTTGCATCTCACCAGCCGTCATATCACGAAGATAGCCGTTCTGCATAAGCACTTTTGCAAGGTCTGCAACTCTCTTAACCGTGCTTTGGTCGTACCGTTTTTGCAATGCCATTGCTTTACGAAGGCTTGTCAGATTGCCTCCGATGGCACGCATAGCATCATTACGCAGCGTCATATCTCCGCTCTGATTGTTACTGAGTCGAATGGCCGCATTGGTGATACGTTCCTCCAAACCTAGACTTTGGTCTTTCCAAATGTCACCGGTCTCACCTTCTCTAAATTTCAATTCACCTGTGAGACCAAGCTCTTGACGCTTGGCCGCGTCGCGTGCCATATCAACAAAGCTGTCTTTGCCGGTCAAACGCTCGTGGCTGCGCCACAACATATAACGCAACTCATTGTCTCCGAGCTTTACCCACTTCGGCAACTTCAATGAACCAAGGAACTTGTTAATGGCTTCCAATACTTTAGCTTTGAGCTTCTGCCAGATACTTCTCTCTGCTTTTGTAAAGTCCTCAAAGCCTTTTTCACTCAGACGGCCAAACAGCTCATCGACGGCTTCACGACGTGCGCTCTCAACCCCTTTCTCAGGATTCTTCATAAAGCGACGAGTCGCATCCTTATTAATTTCTTCCTTCAAATCATCCTTAAGATGGCCATAGACTTCATCGCAGAAGGCATCATAGTTTTCTTCTCCAACAACTTCACGCAACCCTTTATGCCCAACGACTTCATGAAATACAGTAGCCGATACATCTTCTACATCTCTATGGTTTGGCAGTACTACAACAACCTCTCCGCTCTTAACATCGTAGAAGCCTTTGTTTCTTCGCATCGCTTCCTGCGTTTCTGCATCGGCATGTTCAAGCTCGTTCGGGTCGGTCACGATACGAATAGGAGTGTTTAGCTTCTTCGCCAACCGTTCAGCATAGTTCAGCTTTGCCTCTTCCGATGTTTGCGCCATCTCTGCCTGTTTGGCATTAATACGCTCTATCTCTTGGTCTGTGATATATTGGGCCTTGCCGAAGTCTGACTCGCTGCCTACACTGCCACTTGCTTCTTCGCTGACAGGAACACCAAGACGCTCAAGTTCCGAACGCAACTGTGGCTGTACGGTGTTGTATGGTATATCAATATCTGTGCCTTCAAGCTGTTTGGCTATCATCTGTGCCACTTCGTGATAGGGAACAATACGTACAGGCTTGTCGTAGCGACTGAGGATAACTCTTCGCGGTCTGCCAAAGTCAGAAAGTTTACCGCTTACAGGCCCGCTGTGCCAAGATATTTCACCTGTATAGTCCTTGGCTTTGTCTGCTCTATAACCGCTTGTCAGTTCACTTTCCGGTATCTCCACCTCAACAACTACAAGGTTCGGACGGATATGTGCTGATGTGAATTGGTCGTTGAGTACGGTTCTAGAGGCATGGATATATGGATTGTAGGCTACTTGCAATGAACCCTTACCAAGGCCCTTGTCAATTACAACATAACCTTGTTCAATCCCATCCTTACCAATCTTGGTTCCTTTGATAATCTCCGGATGTTCCTCTGCCTGTTCCGGCACACCCAACTTTATTTCAGGGGTGCTCTTGCCTCCTACTTTAGTAGCCATAGGAGAGTAGAGCTTACCGTCGATTACCTGCATGGTGCGGTATGCTTTGACGGTTTTACCGTCTGAAAACTCGCTCATTACCTTTTCATCCTCTACCGGTCTGAAACGCAGGTCGGGAACGTTGGCTCCTCCATAGTTGCTTCCCGGCTCAAAAAGAAGTCCGTTATCGTTGGCACTCATTGTGTGGTTGCCGCTTACGTTCACCACGTCAAGCAAAGTAATGCCAGCCTTGCGCTCCATGGCCGCTCGCAAGTTCTTGAAGTCTTGACCTTGTGTAAGGTCAAAGTTACCATAGAGGATAGCCCGTTGTCCGCCGAACTGTGTTACTCGGTCTGTGATATAACGTGCCTTCTTATCCACGTCTCTCTTGATATTCTTGAAAGGGGTGTGGATATTACCAACTATTCGTCCTGACTGTGATAGGATAAGAAATGAAACCTTTGCACGGTCTCCCATACGATGCGAGTTCAAAAACGATGCTACATCCTCCGAGCTTCTTACCAACGGCTGTTCCATAGGGTCATAGTCCGGGGCAAAAATCTGCTTGTCAAGGGTGTGAACCGTCAGTTTATTCTCCTTGTCCGGAATGCGCTTATAATCTTCATACCATCCACCATTGGAGATGAATGTCCCATACTTACCACTCTTAAGATTGATGATAACGCCATGAACAGCAACTCCTTTATCGACCATATTCTCAATTTTGGAAAGGGCCACACAGTCTTCCGGAGAACATTTAAGGGCTCCACTCGGATGATTATGCACGAAATACACCTCATCGGGCTGTATACGACTGTAAGCCAACGATGCTGTCAGTTGGTCAGCCAATGTAGAAGTGAATGTCCCCATGCCAAGTTCCACTACTGTAGGCTTGCCGTCTTTAACAAGTACCACAAATGAATGTTCTTTAGCGGCATCTTCCAATGACGAAAAGATATACGCCACGTCTGCGGCACTCTCAATCCTCTCACCGCTCGTGAAGTTGAAACTGCCGTTCTCCTTAAATACGCGTTCTACTTTGCAGAACTCGCCGGAGGCATTACTCGGTCTTGTTATCGGGTTCAGTCGATTATCACGTCCGGCTTGTAATGGGTTATCTTCCCGTTGTACATTATCGGCTCCGGCTGAATTATTGATTTCATAGCCTCTTCCATTGTTGTTTGAGTCGGATAAGGAGTTATACTCTTCCGAGTTCTCCGAGCTGTAGCTGATTTTTTTACCTTCTTCTGTTTCATAGCTGTTCGCAAAATTATTGTTTTTCCCAGAACCATACTCTGCATCAGGCTCATTTGCGGCATCTTCTTCTTCATCTTCTTCGGTATATTCAACGCCTGTAGCTTCCTTGATGTCTTTGTCTATGTCGGCATACTTCGCCTCCTTAGCTTCCATTTCTTCTTTCATCAGCTCTTCGTATTCCGCCAACTTGGATTCAGCCTGTGCAAGTTCTTCGGTAAATTGGAACGGCTTGCCCTCGCGTGCTTCCATAGAACGCAGCTCTTCGTTGTTGCGCTTGATTGACCTTTCAGCACTCTCTATGCGCTCGCGAAAGTCGTTGCCTGTTACTACATTCTGCATAATGTCCGACACGGCATTCTTGATGAGGTTCTCTTTAACAGGCATCTTGTCAATTCCAAGCTCTTCGCAGGAATATGTCATCCTTGCCGGAGCTGTAGCAAACAGAGTGCCTTGTTCATGCTTCATATCTTGTGCTATCTCGGTATGAACCTTGAAGTCAAAGCCTCCGACATTGACCGTGATGTCCATTGTCGCATTCCTTCCGCTATATCCGGCTGTTCTTACTTTCTCTTGCAGCTCACGCTTCTTCTTGTTCTGTTCTTTGAAGAAATCATCCATAGCTTCGACATTGGCAAAGCTCTGTTTACCAACGGAGATGTTGCCAATATCAGCTTTCTCCACCTTTTCGAGGTAGCCCTTATTCTCCGTCACACGCTGTTCTGCCCCTTTATTTTGACCGGTTATCTGTCGCTTGCGGTTATGGATATACGTTTGGTCTGCCTCCCATGCCTTCTGCTTGGCTCGGAGCTTGCGCACCTCTTTCTCAATCTGATTCTTCAGCATAGCGTATTCTGAACCCGACAACTGTGCTGTCATATCGCCAAACAAGTCTTGATCTTCTTCCATAGAACGGTTGTCCATGGAGTTACTCATCAATTGTTTGCCGTTCATGATAGAGTCTGCTATCGCGCCTTTGGTCTTGAGTCGCTGATAGGCGGTAACGTCAAGGGAGTCCTCAACGCCGAAGCGAAGTACTCTTATAGGCAAGCCCCAATCTTTGTGCAGGTTCCCTTGGCGCAAGATACGTCCGTTGCGCTGGGTGTAGTCCATAGGTCTGTTAGGCGCGTCAACGTGTATCAACGTGTGGAGACGTTCTTGAATGTTCACGCCCGTACCAAGGGTGGCGGTACTACCCATGATTACTCGCACCTCACCGGCATTCACCTTTTTGAAGATTTCAAGCTTCTGATTAATTTTCATGCCGGGCTTCATCACAATAATCTGTTCGGCAGGTACACCATGCGCTATCAGTTTCTTGCGAATATCCTCATACAGATTGAAGCCTGATGCTTTGTTCTGATAGTTATCTGCGAAGATGGCAACAGTGCCGTTATAACTCTTGGTATCATCAAGTGTCTTTAATGTCTGTCGAACAACCTCGTTCGTCTTGCTGTTCGGGTCATCCTCGGCATCGGCTTGTACAAGTCTTCCGTCTATGGCAGCGGCTTTTGCTATACCATACATAGTCAAAGGTATATAGCTGTGCGCTTTCTTCTCCTTGCCGCTCATCTGCTCGAATTCGTCAAGTTGCGCCCTTACATATTTCATGATGCTGCGCAATGCGCGTGTTTGTGGGAGGAATACATCTGTGGCTTTTCCTCCCTCCATCTCAGGTATCTTATCACTCACGCCACCTGCTTCTCTTGTGAGCACGGTGTCTGCTACTGTTGACCAAATGCGCACAAGCTCAGGCAGATTCACATAGCCGGCAAAGCGGTTGTTTTCTTTGTATTTACCACTTGTAGAGAACTCCAACATCTGTTGGATATTACCGAAGTTGCGGACAAAATCGTCAAAGTAGTAGATACCGTAATCTTTCATCTGATCCGCAGGCATAAGGTAGCGCATGAAAGTCCATATCTCGGCTGCGGTGTTACTGATTGGTGTACCTGTCGCAAACACCACATTCTTACCACCGGTCTTTTCAAGTACAGACTGGGCCTTTAAGAATACGCCCTGCGACTTCTTGCTATAGGAAGGGTCAACACCTTTCACACCACGTTGCATGGCCGTAGCGAAGCCGAGGTGCTTATACTCGTGAGCTTCGTCCACAAGGACGGCATCAATGCCCATGCTGTCGAAGTCCTCAACATCATCAGTCTCGCGGTCGAGCATCTCTCTTGCCTTTACCTCTGCGTTCTGTCGTGTGACAGCAGCTTTCTTGGCGTCCTTCTCTTTCTTCTTATCCTTTTTCTTATCAGAATCTTCACCGTTGGCAAGCTGCGACATCTCATCTTTAAGTCTGTTTATTTCTCGCTCTGCCTGTTTAACAATCATGCTTTTGCCGCTCGGGTCGGCATCTTTCATCTGTTCCAACACAAGAAGTTTCTCTTCGATTTTGTCTTGGATGAATTGTGTCTGTCGCTCTATGCTGTCGGGGATACGTTCAAAGACGGATTGCGGAACAACAATCATATCCCAATCGTTATACCGGATTTTTGCGTAGAAGTTCTTACGTCCTTCTTTATTGCTGTCTGTATCTTCAAGAGTCAGTACCTTGGCATTAGGATATAATGCTTTGGCACTTGCCACGAATTGACCTACGGTAGCATTCTGTACCACTATCATAGGCTTTCTTGCCGTGCCAAGTCTGCGCATCTCCATAGCAGTCGTAATAAGCGTATAGGTCTTACCGGTGCCCACCTCGTGTGCCAACAGTACCGGTTGTGTCGTAGCTCTGATAACGGCTTTCGCTTGATGAGGTCTCAACTTGAAAGGTTTACCTCCTACAACTGTCGCGGCACCTCCGAAGTGCTCAGGAACAAAGTCATCGGGAATTTGCTTTGGAACTGAGTTGTTAAACTGCTCGTTATACGCCTCTTCCATGCGCATTGACATATCGGGGTCGGCTTGCATCTGCTCTCTTGCCCAATCTTTGAAGTCTTGGCGAATCTCGTCCACCTTAGCCATACATTCCGATTCAGCTAACGGGTCACGCTCGGTTTCAGTTCCTCCTTCGGATAATTTGCGCGTTTTACTGATAGAGATGGTCTTGTTGGTGATGGCGGCTCCTATCAGCTCATGCCCCAGCGTGAGTGTACCTAGTGCTTCACTGCGGACTCCCATCTCCATGTTCTTGGAAGTATTAACATAGTAAGGTACACTCATGTGCCATGTACCACCAGCGCTCGTCAGTTTTACATCCAAGTCGGTTCGTTCCTTCACAAAGCGCTCGTACAATTTCGGGTCTATCCACGATGAACCAAGCGTGAACTCGATAAGGTGTGCCGGTATATTCATAGGTACAACAGCCTCCAACGCTTTGATGTTGGCGGTGTAGGCTCCGGGGGCGGTTTCTTCCGCCTCTTTTGCTTGACGAAGTTTCTCACGCACGTTGCCGCTGAGATACTCATACGATACCTCCATCTGTCCTGTGGTTGGATTTTCAAAGCCCAAACCACTTTCCACCATTTCCTTCTTTATCTCATCCTTGCTCTTGCCTAAATGCTCGGCGAGATAGTCGGTATCAATGCGGCCAAACTTATACAGACTTGCAATGATGCCGTCTTTCACATTGGTCGGTGCCGGCTCTGTTTCCTTGTCAACAATACGTTTGCTAAAGATGTCGGTCTTGCCGTACTCTATAATCTTACCTCCGTTCTTGTCTCCACGTTCGGAGTAGGTTTCAAGTGCAACAATGCTCGAGAAGTCCACGTCGTTGCGCATCCATGCAAGATTTTTATTCTTGTTGAGGTTACCGTACTTCTTTACAAAGCTGTCATAAGCATCATTGAGTTTCTTGATTAACGGCTGCAAGTCCTTGTCATCTTCATGCTCTGTCTGATACTTCAACACCTCTGCAAGTGCGGTCTTAATGGCTGTGTAGTCCTTGAAGCACTCCTGCTTGGTATGTCCCTTAATCTTGTTATTGTTGACGTCCAAAGGAACGGCATTGCCACTTCGAGCGATACAGATGTTGCCGTCGCTGTCAAGAACCATGCTGCCTTCTTTCACACCCTCACCAAGGGCTTCATTGATATGCGAGGTTTGGTCTGCCGCCATTCTGCCTTGCTCCGCTTTCCAATCTTTGTCGGAAAGATTCTTCACCCATGCTGCCATGCGGGCCGTCTGGTCTGCGCCTCGGGTAGGGAAAAGACCCATTGATGTTGGTCGATAGGTATCTCCCTGCTCAAATCCAAAGAACATCTCACCTCCCATATTCTCCGGATTTTCGATAAAGTAACGGTTGATGAGCATCGGCAGGTCTTTGGTCTTGCCTCGTTCGGTGTATGCTGCGGTACGTGCAGGGCTGACAGTGCTAACGTCTATGGCGTTGGCGCTGCGCTGTCCGTTTACACGTTTTCGTACGACGATAATATCAGAAGTGGCGGCTGTGCCTCCGAAGGTCTGATTGTTCATGCGGAATGCACCTACCACATCAGCGTTGCCCTCGTGTTCGCCTACAAGCCAATTGCGAAGCTTCTGCGACTTGTCGAGGGTACCGCTTGAAGTAATGAAGATACCGATACCTCCCTCACGGAGCTTGCGCACGTTCTTGGCAATACAGAAGTCGTGAATGTCGCGAAACTTCTTTGAGAGGTCACTGTCTCCGCTCTCGTCCATGACATGCAAGCCTGTAACGAATGGAACGTTGGTAATGGCAAGATCAACTGTGCCGTTGGCTATGCGAGTCTGTTCAAAGCCTTGTACCTCTACCTTAGCGTCCGGATAGAGCAACGAGAGAATCCCACCGGTCATCTTGTCTATCTCAACCGCATGAATATTGCTGCGCTCGCTGATGTCGGTAGGCATCAAGCCGAGAATGTTACCGATACCGGCTGAACCCTCAACGATATTGCCACCTTTAAATCCGAGTGCTTTCGCAATATCCCACATTGCGTCGATAACAGGTGCCGGTGTGTAGTATGCACTGTTACGGCTCATCACCGCTGCATCATATTCCTCCGGGGTAAGGACTTTGCGAAGTTGCTCGTTGATAGGATTGCGTGACCATGGGCTGCCTTCTCGGAACGCAGCGCCCAAGCCTCCCCATCCACTATATTTACGAAGGATGGTCATCTCTTGAGGTGTGGCTGTCGCTCCACTTTCAAGCAGTCTCTTGGCAAGCTCTATCGCTTCGATGTTGGCATCTATACGAGCTTTCTCCCCTTTGGGTGCATAGTCAACGCCACGCTCAGCATGGTTGTTGTGCGTATTCTTAGGCTCTGCTACGCTTCGCTCGCCCGGATGTAGTCCAGATACATCTGCGCCTCGCTCGGTGTCAGACACAGGATGCTTTCCACTACGTCCAGCCACTCCTGCTCGGTCAGTTCGCTCATCTTCATGTGCTGCGCCCTTTCCCAACGATTCATCAGGTCGCGGTTGCTGTCCCCCTCGCCCGGTTTCTTCGGTGCGAGGATGTACGTTAGTTTTCTCATTGCTACTTTCTTTTTGAGTGTTAGTTATCAGTCCGCCAAACAAATCTCCAAGAGGCTGTTCGGCTTCAACATTCTCTTTCTTTGAGGCTTCATGCTCTCTAGCCACTCGCTCAGCCATCTTTACCAAATCTTCACCCGGTTGTAATGTAAGAGGGGCGGCAGGTTTTATCACATCTTCAGGGAGAAGGTGTCGCACGGCTCTGCGCACATCGGCAAGCAGCATGTCGTACGTTACATCTGATGCTATCTCATGGTTGCCGGTGAGGTATCTGTTGTTACCTCTGCCTTCAGGGTCTTCCGCTCTGAAATAGCCATCTTTGAACACTAAATCATCAGAAGGTCGGTCGGCTCTGCCGTTGGCAGGCCATTTGGAATTAGGCTCCATGAAAAGCACAATGCTCAGCTCTTTGCCATTGTCCAATGGGAGAGTGATTGTTACTTCACCTCCTGCCGGTGCAATATTGCTGTGTGCTATCTTGCTGCCGAAGCCATATTTGGCCTTCTTCACCTTGTCGTTGGAGGCAATTTCTATGTTGAGGTCTTTTGCCAACTGTGCAGCGAGCCTGTGTGCGTCCTGCGTAGCCTTACGTTCGGCATTGCGCATGAACCCATACATTTCGTTGTAGTCCTTGTCAACCTCGTCGGCCTCATAATATCCGAGAAGAGCAAGCTGTTTGTTGACTGCCTCTATCCCTTTGTTGAGGCTTTGATGGAGTCGGTCGGCATCTTGTTCAGTTCTCGCATCTTCGAGTTGACTTTCGACTTGACTTGCAGTAGTCTCTGCTTGGTTGACAACAGCTTCTGTATCTGCTGATGTTTTGTCAGCCTCTTTTCTTCTTTGCTCATTGCGTTCTCCTTTAATGGTTTCTATTAATTTGTCTGTCTGTTTTTGAGAAGCGTTCTCGTTGACAATGTGCTGTGCAGTCCCGATGATGTCCTTGGCGCCCTGCTTGTCGAAGTTATAAACGTCGAATGCCTTAACGGTCTTTCTATCGTCCATTTCCTCATCCCAACCAAGATTCATTACCTCTTCCATGTTCTGCGTGGCGGCATATAAAGGTTTTAGATGCGGTCGGATGGCATCACCTAATTCGTCAACCATAGCTTCCGCATAGTCTGCGAAGGAACGAAGTCCGCCTTTCATCATAAGGTATGTCATTCTTGTACCCATGCGAAGTACCTCTGCATCCATCTCTTTCGGTTGCGGCTTTCCATAGCTTGCCTCTTCTTCCTTAACAATATCGGAGCCACCATTGAGATGGGAACGAAGATTGTTGCGCAACTTGTCAAACTCTTCGGCATCGTCGTCGTTAATCCACTTGCGTTTCTTCGGCTTCGGAGCTTCCGGTTTCTTATCTTCTACCGGTGTGGCATGGTCGCTGAGCTTGGTGCTACCTTTCTTGTAGAGGTCGTTGAAAATACCTCCAATATCTACCTTCTGAACAATCGGCTCGTCCTCTTTTGGTAGGGAAGTTGACTTCCTTACCTCCTGCGGTTTTTTATCCATGTCAGCCATTGAAAGCGGTGCTTGGTCGGCAACTTCGTCCTCGCTCTTACCCATGATGGCATCGGCAAACGCCTGTGCGTCCTCACGTGTCTTAAACAAGAAACCTTTCTTGCCGAAGTTAGACCAATAGCCTCCATGCTCCTTAGCAATAGCTTTCTGCCCTTTGAACTCGTCACGGCTTACACGTTCCTCAAACTTCACAGCATAGATGTCTGAGTTGTCGCGTGTGTCCTTACGAGCTTCAATAGTGTAGTCCTCTGCCTTTGTTTCGGTCGGCTGCTCGTTGGAAACCGACTCTTCCGCTTCTTTCATCTCCCCGAACGCCTTATTCTCGACGTCGGTGGCAGCTTCCTTGTCATAGGCATCATAGGCAGCTTCTTCCTCCTGAGACGGCTCTCCTTCCGCGAGCTTTTTGTTATACTCCTTCGCTTCCTTCTCGGTCATAGCCTGACCTCTGAAAGTGTCGCCAATCTCTTTGTCCTCAGCGTCGATAGCGTCACGACGGGCCATATCTTGTTCATGCACGAGGTTGTTGTACTCTTCAGCTTCCTTTTCCGTCAGCTGCTCGTTTGTAACTGTTACAACCTTGTCAACATTGGCATAGTCTGCAAAAGGCTTGGTCTTGCGGTGGCTGCTGTCAACCCATTTCTTAAACTCATCCATGCTAACCTCGGAGATGCGGAGTCCCGGGTGTGTCATAGCCCAATTAGCATCGTAATTGGCAAGATACGCCTTCATAGCTACATCCTTGTCATTGAAGCCAAGCATAACCTTGTGCTCGTCGAAGGTGCCGTCGGTGTTGGTTTGGTCAACGACAAACGCTTTCTTGCCGTCCCACTCATCCATGTTGGTATGCAAGAACACGTCGATGTGGTCTCCGTCAACACCCTCGGTGCCCTTGAAGTAACCGTAGGTGTTGTGCATGGTGGTCTGCCATTCCTTGCCGCCAGCATCAACACCTTTGCGCACCGACCCTTCCGGATTCTCAATCGTGATGTCGAAACCACTGACCTGTACGTGACCTTTCTTATAGTTGCCGGCTTTTATTTGTGCCTGTGTCGGCTCGGTGTTCACCTCTTTCGATGCTGCCTCTACGGAAGACTGTACCGTCGGAGATTCTTCCCTATATCCGGTCATTTTCTCAAATTTGTCAGCAATCTTATCATACCAATCCGCCGACTCTTGAGCAGTTCGTATATTAGCCGCACGACGTCTTTCGTTAGCTGCGCCTATACTTGTTTTGTAATCGTCAGCTGCTGAGGCTTTACTTTGGCCCTCGACAATTGTTGTATTTCTTTTATATTTACGACTTGCCCAATCTTCAGCTACCTTGCGTTGTTCCTCAGCCTTGGCTCGAAGGGCGGCAATAGCGTCTCCGACATTATCACAGCGTTGCACTATCTCTGCTATGTCATTTGTCTTGGGGTCGATATTTGAAAAATTAGCGCGGATTATATCGTAAGCTTCTTTGGCATATTGCTCCTCAAAGGCACGTTTCGCGGCCTCCCTCTCTTCTTCTATCTCTTCTTTTGTCTTATTAAAGAAGGCTCCGCTACGATGTTTCACGACTTTCTTTTGTGCGTCATACTCTCGTGAGCGCTCCATGTACTTGTCGAGCGTACCTGTTTCCTCCTTACGGATAGGGTTAATGTCAACCTTAATGCCGCCAATTTCCAGTGGTTCCTCGTTGAGCACGTTGAAGAGAGCATCCTCTTTGAAGTCTCCATCGTATTCAACAACAACATCTAGGTCAGAGTCCATCCGTGCATCGCCACGATTGCGACTGCCGTGTATTTCCATACCCTTGATGGTTACATCGGCGCCGCTCTCGCTGAGCATATCATTGATGTAGTCTGTTACCGCCTGTTTGATTTCATCACGAGAATAGCCTTCAAGCCCTTGCAGCTGGTTCTGTTTATCCTTTGCAGCTTCTCTTAAGCTGTTTCGGTCAAAGACAATTACCTCATTCGGAAGTGTACCTGCTTCGCGAGCGTATTTGTTTGCATAATTGATAATGCCGTCATATCCTTGTGACTTCAATTTCTCTGTGAATGCCGATGCTTCCTCCTGAGTCATGTTTGCGACGCCAACTGTGTAGAATGGCTTCTTCAATGTGATATTAGCATCGAATACCTTTCCTTTGCTGTGTCCGTCACTCGCGTAATCTTCGGCAACAGAACGATGTGGAGTGAAAGATATGCCGCTTCCGTTGAAACGAACAGGTTCATCTTCGTAGTGCCGGCGGTGACCGGGTTCGAGGTCACTCAATGAATTGACCTCAGCATTTGGCGTTCCGTGATACAGTGTAAGTACTGCACCGTTTTTATCAACGATATTGCCATCCTTATCTACGTTTGTTGGAGTCTGGTCAGTTTCTTGTGCTAAACTTTTTCCATCCTTAGTTTGTTCCTCTGTTGACAAAGTATTAGTTTTGCTGTCAGAAGTCTCGGAAGAATTTCCCGCTGGCGCGGTTGCACCCTCTGTTTGGCCGCTATTAACTTCGGTGGTATCGGTGCCTTTACCATCACCTACTGCGGGTCGGTCATGGACTTTCGGCATATTGCGCGAGTATCTTTTTCTAAAGATGCCCGCGCTATTTATATTCCAATATGTCCCGTCGTTGGATAATTGGATATACAATGTATTGTTGCGCTCGTCGGACACCTCAAGCAGATACGTCTGCTTTTCGCCAATCTTGGCACCCTCACGTATTGTTGTGTAATTTTTAGCGACATCTTCAACAAACTCTTCTACTGAGGAATATCCTGCCTCGCGAATCTGGCTACCATGTGATGCTTCGATATGCAATAAACCATATCCATGGTTCCTGCCATCTTCATCAACATAGTTTTCCCCTAAGCTCAAGCGAATTGGGGCCTCTGTTAGGCCACTCTCGGGCTCAACGGTTCCGAAGTCGATTGACCCATCTGAGGCAACTACAAAAGGCTTGCCTTCTTCATTTTGCTCTTTCGATAGCTTAGCATTGACTACCGGAGTCTCGGCTTCTCCCTTTGATAGATTATCGGAGCCTTCTGCCATTCCTCCGGCATCTCTTCCATCTCCGCCTGTTGCGCTATCTCCTGCAACTCTTCCTCCACGGTCGGACGGTTCTGTTCTACTCTCAGCTTGTCCTCCGCTTGTAGGTGCTTCATTGCCTCGGAGTTTCCCTTCTGAGCTTCCTGAATTACGGAGAGCCACATCAGCACCTCCATTCGCGTCATTTCTGTTTCCATTCTTTGCCGGTTCATAATCAATATTTAATACTTTCTTAATCACTTCCGCAAGCGGATATTTCGCCGTATCAGGGGCATCAAATAATGTAGCGGCCACTTTCCCTTGCGCCAAGTCATACATCTGATTAAAATATGAAGCGATTGTTGTCTGAGACATATCACTCGCCTTATACAGTCCTGCAAGATGTAATGCAAAATTACTGAAGTTATCAGCAGGCATAACCTGCACGAAACGGTCATCAAGCACATATTGCCGCTTGTAGTTTTCTATAGCTCGCAATACTTGCTCCATATTCTTCGCAGCCTCAAACGGTGCTTTGTCTTTCAACTCATTATAAGCTACGATGGATGCTTGTATCTCTGGTAGTATCTTGCCGGCAACAGGTGAATCCATATCACGAAAAGCCGTCGATAGAATAGCTCGTTGTGCCTTGGAAGGAAGTTGTTCAAACATCTCCTCCAATTGCGGTGTGCCACCCTTGAATACTGCTTGATACAAAACCTTTTGTAAATCATTCTTGGCTTCTGCGGTAATGTTCCCATTACCGTCGAACGCTGATTGATACTGAGTGTTACTGATAGCACCTACTTGGTTCATCCATTTCAGAACATTTGCCCCATTGTTGTCGACAAGTTGACCGAACGATGCCTCGTCATCAGCTGAACGAAGCAACATATTGGCGAACTTACGCATGTCGTCACCCAACTTCTGAGCTGCGTTCTTAGGCTTGATACGCTCTATACCTCCGCTCTCTGTGTCCTGTGCGGTCATCTGACCCAAGCGGATTGCTTCGGCATCGTTCACGTCAAGCATATTGACGAGAACCGGCTGCTGCATAGCATTGACGGCTTCTGCATCAACGCCAAGTCGCTCGGCATTATCGAGAAGATATTGTTTGTATGCTGATTGCTGTTCAGGAAGATTGTTATTCCACAAGTAGCGTAATGCGTCAGACCGGTTATTCCCTTGTACAACTTCACCTCGATTGTTTACCGACGGAGCGCCGGTGTAGGCGGTCGTGCTGCTTGTAATCTCTTCTGGACGAATACCCTCGGCAATCTGTTTGGCTGCAAGTGTGGACACTACCTCAGACCTATTCTTTGGCTGTGCTTCATCAATAAAGAATCTTGGATTGCGCTGTCCTTGAATGTGCGACGGCTGCAACTGCGATGCCTCTATTACCGCCACACGTCCATGAGGTATATCCTTCTTTGAGAATTTTACAGCAATTTCTTTACCTTCCACAGCATCAGTAATCGGTTCTTGACGCATATACAACTGACCCTGATAGCGTCTGGAACCTCTTGCGCGTGCATTCTCAGGAGTGTCTCTGTGCCATTCGGGAATACCTTCAAGTGCTTCACGTTCTTTTCGCTCAGCCTCTTCTTTTGCTGCATTTGCTTCGCGTTCTTGTTTGGCTCTTTCTGCGGCAAGTCGCTTCGCTTCGGCATCTTGCTCACTGCGGATGGCGTCTTGTCGAGACTGTTCAATACCGGCAATTCGCTGCCATTGCTCAAATTCATGCTGAGCCTTGGCGAGTTCTGCGGCAATCTGTTTTTTGGATTTAAGTATCTCGATAGGAGTCTTACCCTTAGATTTGAGCGTCTGCGCTTTCTCTAATGCCTTGCGCTTCTCCTCAACCATCGTATCGGCAATCTCCTTAGCGATAGCCTTATCACCCTCGCTAAACTCTACAAGACCATCCCAACCAATCTCAGGACTCTCTGCCTGTTCGAAGATAGGCTCACCCTTTTCATCACGAGGAATACGTTCCAAAGCCGATGCCCCTTTTCTATTGTTTGCTTCCTGAATTTCATTCAGCGACAATATTTGTCCATTTTCCTCTGTCTCCGTACCTGCGAGGCTTGTTCTGCGTTCCTTTTCTTTGAGCAATCCGTCGAGGGTACCACGCTCAAATGGGGGGAGGTTCTCACCCTTGGCTTGGTGGCGTGCTATCTGTCCGTCTAACTCTTCATCGGTAAGCTTCTGTCCCCAATCGCCTGTTGCCTCACCATAGCCACGATTGTACGGCTCGGTGCTTGCCGGTTCTTCGGTGGAAGCCTTGGCTGCTGCCTCCTGCGCTCTGCGCTGCTGCTCATTCTGTAAAGCTGCTACAAATCCATTGCCGGCATCGGTCAGTTGGTCTGCTTCATTGCTGAGATTCTCTATCGTGGCTTTAAGTTCTTCATCGCTAAACCTCTCAGCATTCTGCATACCAATGGTATAGCCTTCCTGATAATCGTCGGAATTCCCGGCTGCGCCCTCGGTCGGTGTAGCTGTTGGTTCTTCCTGCTTTTTTTCGGGCTTGAAGTCTGAAACAATATTGTCAAGCTCTTGCTCCGTAGCGTAATGGAGATGCTGAAAGTCTCCCTCAACATAATATTCATACTTGCCAATCTCGTTAGGAGATAAGCCAAATTCATCGTAATTATCCTCTGTAACGACTATCCCGGTCAGCCAACCTCTTGTTTGTGAACCGTCACTGTTCCGGATGCTGATTTGCCCTGCACCATACTTGGGCCGCTCGGATGGCTCCGTTGGTACTATGGCTGCATCTGTCGGAGCCTCTTCTGTTGGGTAAGGCTCGTATGAGAGAATATCTTTAGGCGCGACCATCTCTACCTCGCCGGTATTAATGTCGCGTATAATAATGGTATTGTCGCTCTTGGCATTATCCACCATGGAACCATCGTCAGTCATAACGACACGACCGCTCAACACCTCAACCTGTCGGTCTTGGAACTGCATAATGGCACGTCCTATCGGCTTCTGTTCTCTGGCCGAATTGCTTCCTATTGGAAGTGCGCGTTGTTCGCCTCCATCTCCACCTCCAACCGGGCCTTCTTCTACATCACCGGACTCCAGCATAGGGAGATGGTTCTCCAACAAGCGTTGACCATTATTTTCGGTGGTGCTCCAGCCTCCATTTTCAGGGGTGCTTCTTCTTCCATTTTCGGTGGTGTCAGTGTCGTTTCTTCTTCCATAGAGCGCATCAATATATTCGTCAATGGCCTTTTGTTCGGATTCGCTTCTTCTATTGGCTTCTTTCCTGATAGCGTTGTCAATATCAACTGCGTATTTGTCGTTGATTCCTCTGCGCATTGCATCGGTGATTTCAGTCGTTGGCTCGAACTCACCCATCTCATCCAGAATCTTACTCAAGATGACTTTCTGAGCATCAGTTAACGCTTTATTCTGCTCATTCTCTTTGCCGGTACGCCGACGCATGACAGCTTCATAAACTTTATACACCTCTACCGGGTCCCAGTTTCTCTTGGCTGCAACTTTGCGACATGCTTCTTGCAGTTGATTTTCATAATCGACCACATCCTGCTGATACAGTTCGCCATGTTCTATCTGGTTCAGCTCTGCTTGTCTTTTGATGCGTTCCAATTCGAGGTCAGCTGCCTTACGACTCTTGAAGCTGCGTGATGTAATAACACCGTTGGCGCCTTGCGACTCCACAATGAAGCCTCCGTTACCATCTTCTATCATCTCGCCACGCATGATAGTAGATACAGGAAGCTGTCTGCCTGTCGCATAATAGTACATCTTGGCACGTGCTGCTTCGCTGACACGTGTGTCTTGAACCATAGCCGTTAAGCGACTGACCATGGCCGCTGCTTCTTTTGTGATAAGACTACCGTCTGCCGGATTACCCTGTTCCTCTTTGGCACTATCCACAAGACTGTTGAGGTCTCCATAACCATAGCGCTCAAGCTCCGCTCTTTCATCCTTGGTCAATGCCATGCCATCGGATGGAGCATCCAAGCGCATACGCAGACGGCTCTCGAAGTCGAATCTGTTCTTGCTGCCATCAGTAGGGCTTTCGAATGATTTTTTGAGGTCTCCAAGTACACTGCCGGCTGATTTAATCATGCCTTTAGCCTTGAACCCTACCATCATGACCATATTGTCTGTCCATACGTCCATGGCATCCTGATTGCCTTCAACCCATTCAGGGATGGAGAAGATAGTGCCCTCCAACGTTGTAGCACCAGCAAATACGCCTGTGCGTGCTGCAATCTTACCGACCGTACTCGATGTGCCTCGAACAAGTTTGTCCGACACATTTCCCGATACAGGAGACAGCCAACCAACTGCGGCCCCCATCATCGCACCATGAAGAGCCTGTTTGGCTACTGCATCTGCCGAATATCCTTCGTTAATATAACGTCCGCTCTCGTCTTGGCCTACAACATGACCGCCATGTGCAAATTGCGTTTCAGCCTCTTTAATACCTTCATATGTCCCGAAATTGGCTGCTCCGCCTACAACCCCGGAGATAATACGTCCTGTTAATGAATGTGTCAACATTCGTTGGGCGGCTGCTTGGCGTGCTATTGACGCGCCTTGTCCGGCAAGATAGCGACCACCGGTCCACAATGCACCTTTGGCAGCTGCGCTACCTGCACCTGCTGACATCCATGTTGTAGGGTCAAGTGCGAAACCACCGACGGTGCCGACAACACTAAGTATCTTGTGACCGTCTTGGCGGTATTCCTCGTTGGCTTGCTCGTATGCTGCCATATCACCGGTCTTACCTGCGTCCAACACTGCAAGACCTTTAGAGATATTACTTATCATGTTCATATCTCCGACTTTGCGCTTAAGATAGTCAAGCTCGTTCTTTGGTCGGTTCTTCTCGACTGCAAGTTTGTACAGGCGTAGATTAGACTGCTGTCGTGCCATAGCCTCGGCTTGCTTATACAACAGAAGGTCATCCTCATCAGGATAACTGGCTCGAAGAATCTGATGGCAATCGTCAATAAGTGATTGCTGACCTTTCTCGCCGAGGTTATTCCATGTATCCTCCATCAAGCGGTCGAGGTCAAAGTTGGTTAAGCGAGCCACCTCTGTATTGTGTTGTACAGCTGCTGTGGTCATGATTCTATTTTCACGGCCACCACCGAGGGCAAGATAGTCTTTCCACTCACGTTTATTGATTTCTTTGGCAGCTGCTTCCTGCCGCTGCTCAGCTGCCGCCCAAGCCTGTTCTGCCGCATCATTGGGGTCGTGTCGGCTCCACAAAGAGTCAAGCCGGTTCTCCTCACTATCCTTAGAGCGTTGACCATCTTCGGGGGTATTCGCCTCAGTCAGCCTCATTGGTGGCTCTACACGTTCGCCCTGTTCCCACTGTAGTTGCGATTTCCACATCTGTTGAGCTTGCGGAGGCTGTTGAACTTGCGTCGTGTCAGTCTGTACCGCTGATGGTTGTTGTGGCTCCTGAGCCAGTGCAGTCTGAGGCTGTGATGCATCAGGCTGTCGTCCCTCGGACGGTTGCAAACGCTGTTGAGAGGGCAATGTCGGTTGTTGAGACTGTTGAAGCTGTTGAGGTTGCCACCGCAGCTGCGATTGCCACGTCTGCTGTTGCAGTGTATCAATTGGCTGTACTTCAGATTTCAGTTGCTCAGACTGTTGGGTCTGCGTTGTATCACTCAGTATTGGCTGTACCTCTTCCGGTTGCCACCGCAGCTGCGATTGCCACGTCTGCTGAGGCTGCTGTTGAACAGGCTCCGACACAGCTCCAATATCCTGAGAGAATGTATCGAAGTCAGGAAGCGAGTAAGCTGCCTGCATATTATTGTAGAAGCGTCTGCGCTTTGCCTCGTCCTTCATATCCTTTGTAAAGGTATCGAAGTCGGGTAATGAGTAATGTTTCAGACCGTTATTGTATAACTTCCGTAAATTTTCGTTGGGATTAGCCATAGTATTTGATGTTTTAATATCCTTTCGGTTTTTCTCCTAATTCTAATCCGGCCACTTGCCTGATGGCGTTTTGTGTGGCTGGAGATTGTCCTACGTTAGCGCCAATAGCAATAAGCATTGCCTCTGTTGAAGGAGCCTTATATCTGACCACAAGGCCGTTTTGTACAATCGGATCACCTTGAACTTTGGCTCTGATTGATGCATCGAGTGTATTATAGATGCGTGAAACTGTTTGAGCATTCAGTTTGTCGGATGACAACGTAACATTGCCAATGCCGGAACCGAGGTTGAATGTCATCTGGCCTTTCTGAAGCTCATATGCTATCTTTTGTGCCTCCAATGAGAGTTTATTGCGTTCCAAAGCAGACGTTGTCGTGAACTGCTGAACTCCAAGATTGAACTGACGTTCCCAACGTGCTCCTTCTTCTTGTTTCCACTTTTCGTCACGGTCAAAGCCGGCTTGCCATTGACGTACACGTTCGTCGTAGTCCTTGTTTCGGAATTCGACATCCGCTGCCCTATCTTCGCGCGAAGCCTCGAAAGCACGTTCTTGGTTCTTCAAGTTGGCAAGGTTCATAGCATAATTATAGAACTTGTCGTTAGATGCATCTCTTTCAGCCTTCTCCTTGTCGAAGCGTTCTTTTGTCTTAGCCGACATGCCTTTTTCGGCATTGTACATATTAGGGGCATACTGTGTGGTGAAGTACAGGTTGGCTATGGACTGCGCTGCATCAGACACGCCGCTGATTATACCTTCAATTCTTTGCTTGCGTCTCAGCTTCTTCAACTCATCTTCACTGAGAGGCTTGTATTCGTTACTCTGTTGCTCCAGATAATTAATCAGCTCTTCATTGTTGTTGACCTTTGCCGGTGTAGGCGATACTGCTGTTGCGGTCGGGTTCGTTACGGTTGGTTGAGGCTGAATTGGAGCCGTCGGTGAAGTAGGTGGCTGAGGCGGTGTACTGCCATTGGTGTTGGTTGTGCCCTGCGGTACAATAGGCTGTTCGCCAACTTTTTTTGAATCTTCGTTTTCTCCCATAGCTATAATACGCTCATCATGTCTGAACCTGCCTGTGCCACGCCCTGTGCGGCTTGACTGATAGCACCGGCTCTGGCTTGCTCGAGGTTGTTTAACTGATTATTGAGGTCACTCTTGGTCTGCATATATTGCGACTCTATTTGGTCTTTCCTGCGGTCTCCAGCCACGGCAATCTGCGATGTTGCATCTGCAATGGCCTGATTGTTGGCGGCCTTAGCTGCCGCAACGCTCTCTTCCGTGCCGCCCATCACAGCTTGCGTCCCTGCCGCTTGCTTATTCCGCTGACGGATGTTCTCGTTAGTCATTGTAAGAACTCGCTGTGCATCGGCACGCTGTGTGGCGTCCTCGTTATACCTGCGGTCATACCAATCTTGATTCTCGGATTGTTGAGTTTCCAAGTTCTGCTTAACTTTCTTCATTGCTTTGGATGCACTGACGCCACCGAATATACTTGATCCGATGCCCAATGCTCCACCGATAGAAGTGCCTACTACGCCCATAGTTTTGTAATGTTTATTTACTTGCGCCTTGTGCAAGGTTGATTATACCCATGTTGGCAATGTCATCTTTCTTGTCATCGTCATCACTCTCACCGGATGGAATACTCGCAGGAGCTTTGGTCGTTTCCTCCTTCTTGTCTACTACCACTGTTGTAGGTGAAGTAACCGGTTTGGACTGAGAGGTCGAATGGTCACCGGTCCAACTACCTTGATTGGCAGTTAACTCCATCTGAGTTTTCATGCCGTCATGCAGTCGTGCCGAAGCCCTATCCGCTTGTTTCTCTTTTTCTTTGATTAACTCCAGTGCGGTCGATATGATACCTCCTTGCATTGTCGTAAGAATTAAAAAGTTATATTAATGGAGCAAAGGTAGACACCTATATTTGTGGACATCTTTAAGTTTTTAATTACCACAGGTATGGCACAAGGAAAGAAAACAGGAGGCCGACAAAAGGGCACTCCAAACAAACCGAACCCACTCAAAGAGATGCTTAGAGCACAGTCTGAAGCCTACTTCGAGCCCAAATTATTAGTAGAGGAGGATGAGCTTGCCAAGCTGTTAGGCGTACAAAAAGGAGAGTATGTGTCACGCTTCGATATTGATATGTCCCTGATGGACCCGAAAGACCGAGCGGCAATTCAAGAGAAATTGTTGCGCTATCACACACCGCAGATGCAATCCGTATCCGCAGAGGTTTCGCTGGCAGCTGACATCACCACAACTATTGAAGATAGACTTGCGCAACTCGCAGCCGACAACAATACTTAATCTTCTATTTTCATCTACTTTTAGACCAACGATGCCGGGCTGATTTTGCCCGGCATTTTTCATTTAGGGAAATAATTTATTTCTTCCCATTTCTTCCCCATTTATACCCTTTTCTTCCCCAATAATTATTATTTCTTCCCCATTAAACACCATTTCTTCCCCATTAATTCTAATTACTTCCCCATTAATCAGTATTTCTTTCGAAGAAATAGGTATTTCTTCCGAAAAAAAGGGGATAAATTCCCGTATTGATTTTTTTCTGAAAAACAGTCGAAAACAGGCCATTTTTAGGGGGTCAAAAACACCCCGAAAATCGCCGTTTTTTGGCCGTTTTTGGCCCAAAATTTCTTCCGAAGAAAACCGCATTTCTTCCGAAGTTATTCTTATTTCTTCCGAAGTTATTGGGATTACTTCCGAAGTTATTCTTATTTCTTCCGAAAACTTCCGAAGAAAACCGCATTTCTTCCGAATCCTTTCTTTGATAAAAGAAAATAAAAGGAAATAAAAAGGAAATATATATATTGTTGTTGTTGTCGACGCGCGTACGCGCACGAGGAAAAATTTTTTTGGGGAGCTTCGCATTTCGCAACAACAGGGAGGGGATGGAGAAAGAAAAAAGTTGCGCGAAAAAAGAAAGAGCCGCGCCGGTGATTCGACGCGACTCAAAAGTTATAGTTTTGGATGCCGTTGAAAAAAATAACTTCGGGGCGAAATTTAAATTCTTATCGCGATGAAGAAATCTGTTGAAAATATCAAGACGGCGCTCGGCATGAACGCGAATGTGGCAATAACCTCCGACAAGCTTCGCTTTTCAGAGCTGCTGGAAATTGTCAACAAGGCTCGCTCCTGCGAGCAGAGGCTTACGCTCAAAGTTTGCGACAACCTCAACGCGAACGAGGTCAGACAGCTGCTGCATATCGGTGGAGGCTTCATCGACCTCATCATCATGGATTAAAAACCTTTACCCTTCTGATGCTCGTAAACGTAGACTTTGCCGTTGTCCATGTTGACGATTTTAAACTGCACCATTGAGCGGTCGGGAATATTGCTCGGGAATTGAGCTGCCAACGCCTTCGTCACCTCGTCGATGTTCGAATAACCGATGTCCTCAAAGTTGGCAAGGCACCGGCCTTGAAAGAATGCTGCTGCACGTATCAGCATCTTTGGCGAGAGACGGAATAAACCATCGTCCGCCTTCTCGTGTGTCATGCGTCGTGACGTCGCATCGCTGAACAAGATAAAATCAATTACTCGCTCGTTAAGCTTCCATGCCGGAGAGTAGTCAATCTCCACATAGCCACGTGTCACACGGCTGTATTGCTGTGAGTGGTTCATGGCAAAGCCAACCTCAGCCAATGACGCTCCGCAGTCGTTCTGCGCCGTCGTGGCCCATGTGTGGCGGAATGTGTACACGCTGTACCATTGCTCCTTGGGTAGTCCCATCGACTTGCATATCATCCTGATACCTATGTTGGCATTGGCACAGAAACTGTCTGACGAAATGTATCTGTCACCGAAAAGAAACAGACGGTCTGTGTGGTCTCCGGCTTTGTATTTCTCAAACAAGGGTTTTACAATCTCGGGCACTCGCATCTCGATATAGGCATTATCAGCACGGCTCTTTGCAGTCTTGGCTCGCTTGTAGTGGATGATGCCTCCATAGTAGTCTTTCTTGCGTAAATTGTACATATCCACGGTATTAATGCCGGCCAGACACAAACACAGCATCGCCACGTCGCGGCCAAGCTCGGGTAATGGTTTTGCCATCTTCGACTCGGGAAGGGGAGCCGCAAAGAACGCTCTGCAAGCCTCAGCGGTGATTGCTCTCTTCTCGGGAGTGTCGGCCAAAGGAATCTTTACTTTTCCCCATGGATTGATTTTGACTTGAATGATGCCGGTGTCATAATCGTTCAGGTCATTGACGGCAGCACGAAATACATGGCGGATGCATATCGGGTACATCTCCTTCGCTCTGGCTGTACCTGACAAAGACTCTATCCACTTGCGGACGTTTATCACCGTAAGCTGCGCGAACTTGACCTGTGTAGTGCCGAAGTATCTCTCCATGTGCTGCAACGCGAGTCGATAAGTTTTCGCGGTGCGCTCCTGTCCGTTGTCGACAAGCTTGTCGATGTACTTGCGAGCATACGCAGAAAACGGCATAACCTCTTCGGGCATCGTCAGGAACTCCACTACCTTCGTGCCTGTCCACTCCGATGTGTCGTGCCTGTTCAGCCGAGCCTGATAATCGAGAATCTTCTGCGTGCAGAAGTTCATCACATAGGGGTCGAGAATCTCGCCTGTCGACGACAATTCTCGTTTCGTGACAACCTTGTCGGTCTTGATGAATAACGTCTGACGTTTCTGGGTCACCCGGATGTAGACCGAATAGAATCCATCCGCACGAGGCCGTCTGACAACTGCTTTGAATGTAGCCATGATTTGAATATTTAGAGAATTGATAATCTTAGCTTTATGAGTGGACAACAGCTCATCTGAAAATGGTACGCATTTTGGACAACATTAGTTATCAATGGTACATATTTTCGTGTTCAAATGTACAAACCTTTTTAAAAATCATTAGGCAACAAGCCTCTGTAAACAGATGACCTACTGCCTAAACGGCTTGTTTTGAGCAATTATATCATATCACTCTATCGATGCCTATCTATTATCTTTTATCTATTCACTATTCACTAATCGCGAAGGTCGCCCCTTTTGATTCCCCTACAACCTCACCCCCAAACCAATCATCAGGTTCTGCGGGTCGCGGAAGCGGCGGAGGCGGTAGCCGGTGTTGATGAAGAGGCGGCGCGTCACGAAGGTCTTGAGCGCCAGCGACTGGTAGAAAGGCTTGTCGCCCTCGGGACAAACCACGTCGTAGCCCAGGCCGACGTTGATGACAAAGATGGGCGCCGTCAGTTCGGCATGGGCCGCAAGCCCCACGCTCAGCTGCTTGCCGAAGGGCGGGCGATAAAACTTGATGTCCGCCCCCGACGTTCCCTCCACCCAATAGGGGGCGATGCCGGAGCTCTCGTCATACTGCGCATCGACCGAAACGCCCACCGCGGCATGGCGGTTGAGCTGACGGAGCGGCATCACCTGCACCCCCGCTACGCCGAAGCGCCCCGGGCAGAGCTGCGCCTGGCCGTAGGCCGTCACGGCGCGTCGGCGCCACGAGCCGTAGGCCACGATATCTGTCAGCCACGCTCCGCGGTCGGCCTCGTCGCCCAAGGCGCGAAGGGCGGGGGAGGAGAGCGGGGCAGTCTCGGGCGCAGTGAGCGCATAGCTCAAGCCGAGCCCGAGCCCCACGCTGTTGACGCCCCCGTTGGGCCACGAGGTGTTGCCGTTGGAGAAATGATTGGCCAGGGCGCTCGCCGTCAGCTCGAGGCGGGGCGTGAGGCGGTAGGCGAGGCGCAGCGCGAGCCCCATATGGGCGGTGGTGGA